GGTGACGTCGCCGTCCATCGCCTTCCACGACTCGGAGAACGCCCGGATCCCACCGGAGACCTCGTTCGCGATGTCGCGGATCGCGAACATGGTCCGGACGATCGGGCTGTCCTCCTCCATCCCGGTCTTCGCCGCACCGAGGAACTGTCCGGTGGTCAGCGGGGAGAGGATCGCCTTGATCCGCTCGACACCTGGCCCGATCTTCTCCTGTAGAGAGTCGACCCCAGCGGTGAGGTTCTTGAAGAAGGCTGCGATGCCACCCTTGCCCGCAAAGGCAGTGATGACGGACTCACCGAGCCGTCCGATCGAAGCCTTGAAGTTCGAGATGCTGCCCGTCGTTGTCTTCCCCATCAGGTCGGCGACTTCGCCGGTACCCTGCTCCATCGCCGCAACAAAATCGGAGAAGGAGATCTTCCCCTCCGACGCCAACTTTCCGACCTCGTCACGGGATACGCCGAGTTGCTTCGCCAGGTAGTCATAGACTGCGACCTGGCGTTCGGACAGCTGGTTCAGGGTCTCCCCGTCGACCTTCCCCTTCGCCGCAGCCTTGCCGAAGATCGCGCCCATCTCATCCATGCCGACGCCTGCCGCCGCTGCAGTGCCGGTGACGGCCTTCAGGGTGCGGTCCAGCTCCTGGCCCGGCTTCACACCGGACGCGATCATGACTGAGGCAGTACCCGCAGCCGCGTCAAGACCGAATGCTGTGCCCTTCACCGACTTCAATGCCGAGTTCATCGACGACTCGACGAGCTTGGTGTCCTTCATCAAGCCCTGCATCTTCGCCTGAGCGTTCTCGATGCCGGTGTATCGGGAGAAGCCGGCGGACAGGACACCTCCGATGGAGGTGGCGGCACCGACACCGATCCCGACCAGGCCGCCCTTCAGGACGTTGCCGAGGCCACCGATGGCGCTCTTCAGGCCCGAGGTCAGCTTCGCGCCGGCCTGTTGGGCGGCTGTCGCGGCGTGGGTGACGAGCTGACCGAACGGGTTCGACCCGAACGAGCTCTTCAGCTTGTCGATCCCGGCCTTCGCACCTTGGACGAACCGGTTACCCGACAGCCGGCCGTCCTTGTCGGCGGCCTCCGCGAGTTGGCGGAACGGGCTCGCGATCGCCCGCCCGGCCTGGGCCGCGAGCCCGGCGAGAGAGCGGTTGTAGCGGCCGGTCGCCTTGTCGGCATCGTCGGCAGCCTTGCTGGCGTCCTTGATCGCCTTCTCGTGGGCCTGCTCCGCTGACTTCGCCCGCGTCGCGGCATCGGCCTCGGCGAGCTTCGCGCTGGTCAGCTTCGCGTGGGCTTCCTTCGCGTCGGTGCTCTCGGCCCCGGAGGCTGCGACGGCCTTCTCGTACGCTTCCGTCGCCCGGGTCAACTTCACCTGGGCAATCTCCAGATCGGCGGCGGACTGCTGGGCCTTCCGGTCGGCGGCGACCCGGGCCGTCGCGGCGTCCTCGGCAGCCTTTTTCGCCTGCTCCGCGCCCTGCTTCGCGCCGGCGCCGAGGGCCTTTCCCAGTAGGCTCCCGCCCTTCTTCCCGGCATCCTCGGCGGCCTTCGGCACGGCACCGAACTTGCGGGTCAGGTCGCGTCCGAGACCACCGGTGGAGACGGTGAGGGAGACGTAGCCGGCGCCGAGTTCGATCCCACGATTCGCCACGGCCACGCCCCTCCTGTCACTGTGCTGTTGTGGTGATGCGCCCCTGCCACGCCGGGAGCGATGCGAGCCAGTCGAGCGTTTCCGCCTGGGTCATCTCCACGTACCCGCCGGGCAGCAACTCCACCGGATCGTCGTCAGCCCACACGGTCCCGGCCGGGGCATACATCGGCCGGAACTGCTCCTGGCCGCCGGCGACCTGGTGCAGTGCCGTGATGGCTGCGACGAGGAGATTCGTCTGGTCGTACGCCAGGCGGCGATGCTCCGGCATGTCGTCGGGGTGGTGCGCCTGCCACAGTCGCGACGTGTCGTCGACGAACGCGGCCTCGGCGAACACGCACAGGTCATGGACGGTGAGCCTGCCGGTACCATCACCGACCCACCGCAGCCTCAGGCCTGCATGGAGCAGATCAGCCTCGAGGGCTAGACGGCAGGATCGGGCTCCGATGAGGCCTCGGAGCCGTCGGATTCCCCCGCCTCGACCGCCTCGAACGCGCCCGACCACGCGTCGAATACCGCCTTCAGGTGACGGAACGGGATCCCCCGCAGCCACGCCACCTCATCCTCGTCGAGAGCGACGAGGATGAGCGCGTCGAGCATCGACGACTCCGACGTCTTGTCGACTTTCATCGTGTCGTCGACGGACAGGGAGTTCGGGTTCCGCAGCCGATGCACCTGCCCGCCATAGGCGACGACGAACGGGATCGAGGTTCTCGCGATGTCCTCGGCGGTGATGACGAGCGACGGCGGGTTGTGATCCAGATCAACCATCAGTCAGTCCTTTCGGGTTAGGCGGTGCCGCCGGCGTCCATAAACAGGCCCCAGTAGGCCGGCTTGTCGTTCTTGTCCTTGAACGCGGGGTTCTTGAACAGGTTCGCCTCAAGCTGGTGGGTGACCGGGCTGTCCTTCTTGAACGCGACCTCACCCGGGTTCGCGACCTGCGCCTCAGCGACCAGCCGGGCATGGCCGGCGAGACCACGCAGCTCGAACGTCAGGTAGATGTGCGGGGGGAGTTCGCCGGTGAACACGACTCGCCACGTCTTCGCGGGCGATGCGTCTTCGACGACGGAGTCGGCCCCGTACAGGAGCTTGGCCTGTGCCGGGGTGAATCCGGCGATGGGGCACTTGATCGACGCGGAGGCGCCCTTGTTGATCTGGATGACGTCGTCGAGGTTCCAGTCCTTCCACATCTCGGTGTCGAGCTGGGAGGTGAGGGTGACGCCGTCGGATCCGACGAACCCGACATCGTTCGGCGTGACGAGGGCGCTCGTCGCGTCCGCGGGTGGGGTGGCGGTGATCGGGAGCCAGAACGCGTAGCCGACGGAGTCGGTCTTCGTGCCCTGCGGGGCGCCGATGAGGATCGGGGAGGCCATGACGGTCCTTTCAGTTGATGGCGATGGTGAGGGTGGCGGTCGTGATCGCGACTGGATGGCCGTCGATCGGGGCCTCGGCGCACGCCGAGAACACGTCGACCGATGACAGGTGCAGGTCCGGGACGATCGTCCCTTCGAGGGACTGGAGCGCCGCGGTCGCGGTGGCGCTCAGGTCGTGCGCGTCGTCGGAGGTGTCGGCCCAGGCTTCGAGGACGATGGTCGGGGACCAGATGTGTCCGGACCAGGAGGTCGGCCCGCCGGTGCAGGTGACCCGCAGCCAGGGGCCGGCGAGGTTCTGGTTGTCGGGCGGTCGGCGTTTCGAGGCGGTGACACCGCCGAGGAGTGGGGTGAGCTGGTCGGCGAGCCAGCTGGCGAGGTCAGGTAGTGGGCCCGCCATCGTCATCCCACGTGTCGTTGATTTCGTCGCCGGCTGGCGGTTCGCTGGTGGCCATCCGTGCCCTGTGGTGGGTGATCATGTGCCGGGCCGTCGCGGACGTGACACGGCCCCGCTCGCCGTCGGCGGTGATGATCTCCACCCAGTCCTCGGTGGGCTGGTCCATGCTGGTGCTCCTCAGTCCTGTCCTGCGGGCAGTGCCCGCAGGACCGCGTAGCTGGTGACGTTCGCGCGCCACGCCTCACGCGTCGTGGGCACAACAACGAAGCGGGCACGGTTCACGCCCGGGGACTGGCGGACCTCGAACCCCGGTCCGGCCTCCGCGGCGACCGCATCGGCCCGCCGGTGCAGGTCCGCGACGATCAGCGGGTTCTTCCGGAGTTCACGGAACCCGTCCGGGTTCAGCCGGAACCTGTTGCTTGGACTCATCCGGATCTCCTCTTGATGTGCACGACGGTGCCGAACTCGGCGCCGGTGATAGGGGACCGCCAGTCGACCCCTTCACCGGTTTGCTGCCAGCGGTGACCGCGGACGGTCCACTCGTCGTGGGATCTGGTCGCCGTTCCGTACGGCAGGTACAGGTCGGCCGTCTCCAGCACGACGCTGTCCGTCGATGCACTCGCTGATTCAGTGGTGCCCGTAGACGCGAACCCAGCCGCGAGAGGCAGGTCTGGACCGAAGACGGGCTTCTCCGAGGGGTTCCCGTTGCGGTCCAGCACCCAGTTGGAGAATGGGTGTCTGGTGACGTTTTCGGCGTACGCGAACACCGCTCCTCCTTCGAGGTGATTGGTCTCACCCTCAAGGCCGGCCCGATTAGCCCGAGATCTGCCCGAAGTAGTACCTGGACAGTAGATCCGCCGGCATAGCGGGCACCGCCCCGCCGGCCGGTTGGGCCTGGTCGATGGAGAAGGCGTGGCGGCCGCCGGCCCCCACGATCTGTTCCAGCGAAGCGACTTCGGAGGGCCAGAAGATGCCCTTCGATGCCTTCTGGCGGGTGTCGGCGGTCCACTGATGAGAGAACGGTCCGGCCGTCTCCTGCTCCTGAGTGAACGCCCCGGATCCCTGCTCGTGCCAGCGGAGGATCGCGCGGCGGAGGATCGCGCGAACCCCGGCAGCCTGGTCGATCGTCAGCTGCACGGTCGTGAGGGCCGGGACGAGGCTGATCGCAGTCGCCTCCGCATCATCGATCATCGCCTGGGCCTTCTCCAGGCTGATGTCGGCGAATGGGGCCAGGTCGGTCGGGGTGATCCACACGGTCAGCCCCTCCTTACTTCAGTCGGCTCCGGGTCCGAGGCTTCTCCTCGTCGCCGTCGGCGGGGCTCTCCGCCGCGCCGGCAGTGTCCTCCGGGGTGGCGGTGAGGGACTCGTCCTCAGCCGGCCCGGCGTCGGGATCATCCTCCTGGTCGTCCTCCGGCGGCTCTGGGTCGAGACGTGACCAGACCCCGATGAGGTTAGGAATGGTCTCCTCGGCCACGCTCACGACGACGCCGTAGTGGGCGCTACGGAGGCGGGGCATCAGGCGACCTGGTCCTCGTACGCGGCGAACGCGGTCGTGTCGAGGATCGTCCATCCGACGATCGCCTCAACAAGCAGGCCGATCAGGTTGTCCTGCCACAGGTGGTAGG